AACTTCCTGACGATCCGGCCAGCCTTCCTCCATTGCTGAAAGCCCCCAACTAGGGAGACTTTGGGACGCTGAACGATCAGGAGGTATGTATTCCGCAAGGAAAGGGGGTTTCCCTCAATGGTGCGGATCTCGCCCATTTTGCGAGATACTTCGAGGCGTTGCGATTCATCCAAGCGGGAGAAGCTCTCGGCGAGTTCCTTCATCTTGGCTTTCTTTTCTGCGATGGCTTGTTCTTTGTTCATGTAGCCTTATTACTCGGAAGACTTCCTAGCGTCAATAGCAACTGAGCAACTATTAGCAACGCTAAGACAGACAAAATAAGAATCTAATAGAGCCTGATGATTTACGAGGGGATTGTTAAGGAAGTTAAGGAAATTTCTTTCAAACTAGGGAAAAAGAAAAAAAGGAGAAAAAAGAAAAAGCCGGAAGAAAGACTTACGAAGGAGAGGCTTTTTCGAGCCTCACGAAAGCCTTCCCCGATGATTAGAAAGGGGAATAAAAAGGGGAAGAGATGGCGGAGGCTTTGACGGACTGAACAAGCCCCCCGAAGCGGAGGAAGGGCTCGAATGACAAAAGCGAAGGGGGAGATTTGCGGAAGGATGATCCAACCATTCCCCTTTAATTTATTATCGAAAGCCGAGGACTGCGGAGGCCTTAACAATGGCGAAAGGATCACGGCAGTTTTAGCCCTTACCATATAGGCAAGGGCTAATTCACTAGGTGCGGTATCCATTAAACCATTCCCGATTAGGTTGGGGCGTGAATAGCCGGAATTACTTCCGATTATTAAGCAGGGAGGGCGATCCCTGCTCCGTCTTTCCCCGCACGGCCTTGTTCAGTCTTTCTTCCGTGGTGGGCTTCACCTGCTCCGGCTTTATGTTTCCCAGAGCAAGATTCAGCCCGTAATGCCGGATCAAATTCTTGCAAGGAATTATTTCGGCACTACGGAAGCGGGGAGGTGAATCTAAGCCCTGAGACAATAAAAGAGGAGGCGAAGGAGCAAGCGGGGAAGGTTGGGCGGAGGTCGAAGTATTCAATTAAGAAAGCTCAGCAGATATGCAAGCAAGTAAGGCGGGGGATTCCTTTGCGATATGCCGCCCCGCTTTGTGGCATTCCTTGGCATACTGCGAGGGACTGGGTTGGGTTGCATGAGGAGTTCGGGCCAATGCTAGAAGAAGCCCATAGTGGATTCGTTAGGGATCATGTTGGAAACATAGAGAAACACGCAAGGCTATCTGAAAAACCCTCACAATGGCTTCTAGAGAGGCGAGCATCGAAGGAGTTCAGCCCCGCCTACACTCAGCCAGCGTCCGCCCCTACTCTGAATGTCGCCGTGCTGGGGAATGATGCCCTCGGCAAGCTGATGGCGGGATGGTCTGGGATGCTCGGCGGACAACCTGCCCCAATTCCAGTCGAATCCCAACAGATCCCCGACATTCAGCCTACTCCTACTCTGTTGCCGGAACATATTACAGAATCTAACGAAGCCCCCCAGATTAAATTAGATATATCCTCAGAGAAAATAGAAGCCCCTAAGATTGAAGAAGTTAAGCAGAAAAGAGGTAGAGGAAGGCCTCGGAAGTATCCCAAGCCTGACGGGGTGGCAACACCCCCCACCCTGCCGCCCCCTAATTTATAGACCCCCCTTTCAAAAAAATTCTAAAAAATTCATCCCCCCTCTAACAAATAAATGCCTCTCGCCACTCCAGAGCAACTTCCGAAAAACCCAACTCCAGAACAACTCTTAGCAACGCCGCTGGGCTTTTCCAAAATGCTCGGCATCGACCTCCACCCTTGGCAGGCGAAAGTCTTTCTCGATGTTGGGCTCGGCAACCGAGTCGCCCTCAAAGCCGCCAACGGCTCCGGCAAAACCTCCTGCTTGGCGGCTCCCTTGGTTCTTTGGTGGTGTGCGGTCTATCCCAAGAGTCAGGTAGTCACCACCGCCGGAGTCTATCGTCAGGTTAAAGAACAGCTTTGGCAGAGGCTCGCCAGTTGGCGGGATCGACTGACGGGCTGGACTCTGAACGCCACCGACCTAACGGCCCCCAACGGCTCCAAAGCCATTGGGTTCAGCACGGACGAACCCAACCGCTTCGAGGGCTGGCACAACGACAGGCTCCTGATGATCTTTGACGAGGCGAAATCCATCCCTGCCGATATCTGGAGGGCGGCGGAACGCTGTCAGCCCTTTGCTTGGCTGGCCATGAGCAGTACGGGCGGGATGGACGGGGAGTTTGCCCAATGCTTTCTGGGTAAGCGCAAGTTCTGGAAAAACTACTCTGTTACGGCCTTTGATTGCCCCCATATCAAAAAGGAATGGATTGATATGCAGATAGAGCAACATGGGCGGGATAACCCCTTTATCCGCAGTATGATATTCTCCGAGTTCATGGGGGAGGACGATGGGATCAGTCCCTTCACCTATTCCAAGATCCGCTTCTGCAAGGAGAATCCCCCAAAAAGGATAGAAGGCCCCCCTGTGGCTTTTATTGATTGGGCCGGAGGCGGGGATGAGTCGGTGATCGCTATTAGGCGTGGTAACGTCTTAGAAGCCTTAATAGGGTGGAAGGACTCGGATACCATGAAAAGCGTTGGTAGGGCCATTGTGGAGCTAAAGAAGGCCAACCTGAAGCCCTCCGATGTCTGGGCTGATGATGGCGGGCTGGGGAAACCCATGAATGACCGGATGCGGGAAATGGGCTGGCCCATCAGAAGGCTTAACTTTGGGGGCAAGGCCTACTCTGACCGCTATGTGAACAGAGGATCGGAAATCTGGTGGGAGACGGCTAGGCAGATTGAGAGGGCTGAACTGATCCTTCCGCAGGACGAACTCATGGATGCCCAGCTTTGCTCTCGGAAAGCCAAGATTACCTCGTCCGGCAAGATGGGGCTGGAGAGCAAAGATGAAATGAAGCGCAGGGGGGTTAGCTCGCCGGATCGTGGGGATGCGGTTTGCGGGGTGTGTTGCGTGAGAAATGACTTGGGGGAGTTGACAAGGTTTGATTCCGGCAATACGGGCTCTGATTGGTTGAGCGAGATGCAGGAAGCCTCGGACGGGGAATCCTCGATATCTGGCTTCGACTCAGGAGGCTAAAACATAAATGCAAATCTGGACTTGGATCACCTCGAACTGGACGGAAATCGTGGCGGCTGTGGGAGGCATTGTCCTTGCGGCCCGCATTATTGTGAAACTTACCCCCAGCGAGACGGACAATGTTTGGCTGGAGAAGATCATCAATTTCCTGAAGGGCGTGGGACTCCACATCAAATAAGTGGGAATCCTGTCCGCCATCTTGCAGATTATTGCGAGGCTCCTTGGTTTCGTTCCTGACCGCAAAGAACGGGATGAATCCGGCGCACGGCAGACTTGGGAAAAGAATCAAAACGCCATTGACGCTGATCTTGGCCCTAGCCCTTGGTGGATGCGCCACGACTCAGCCAGTAACAAGAACAACCGGACAAGTTGAGCGACTGATGACCATGCCCGAATACGAACAGGTCAGATCCTCCTCGCCGGAAATTAAACGCTGGGCGAGGGAAGCCTTAACTTCCGTCAATGACCTCGAATATCAGGTGAGGAGCAAATGAAGGAACGGCAGGAACTTTACTCGACTTTGATTGAAGACCTGCGGGCTCGGACGGGCTGGGAGGAGCGGCAGAGGATTTGGTATGAGATGCGGCACAATGGCCTCCGCCGGAAAAAGAAACTCCCTTGGCAGGCCGACCTTCACTACCCCTTGGCCGATTCGATCATCGGCAAGCTCAAGCCCTTCTACTATCAGCAGGTTTTCTCTAATGAGGTGATTGCCTCGTTTGTTCCGGCCAAGCCCCAGACCGATTCCGTAACTCAGAGTGTGAGCCGTTGGTTCGATTATCAGGTTCGCCAGCAAAGTAACTTTGAAACCGAGATTTTAACCACGATTGACGCAATGCTGATGAGCGGGATGAACCTGCTTAAAATTTCTTGGGACGAGGATGCCGGAGGGATTCGATTTGATTCAGTAGATCCCGTCCACGCCATTGTCCCCCACTATACCCGTGATGTCCGCACCTGTGATCGCCTGTGCCATGTGATTCCGATGTCGGTCAATCAATATCGGAACAACAAACTTTACAATCAGGACGAGGAATTGATCAAAAAGATCAAGGGGCGGAGCAACGAGGGAACGAGGTTTTCCAGTTTTGAGGATGTGAAGCTCCGGCGGGAAGGAATCACCGTTGGGGCCGATGACGAGCAGGTGATTGTCTGGGAGGTTTATGAGCGGGATGAGGACGGAAAGATTTACGTCCACACCTTCAGCCCCGTGGAACCCACCATTGATATCCGCCCCACCTTCGAGTTGCCCTACAACCACGGCCAGCTTCCGTTTGTGCCGTTTGTCATGGAGATCAAGGACAAGGGCGTGTATTCGAGCCGAGGGATCTGTGAGGTGGTTGCGCCTTTCGAGGCCTATATGTGCAAGCTGATGAACGAGAAGGCGGACGCAATGACGCTCTATAACCGCCCCTTGTTCCGCTGTGAGCAGGACATCCCCAACACAAACAACCTGAAGTTCGGCCCTGCCACAATCCTGCCCGTGGGGGTAAGCCCCGTCACTATGCCCCAGCCTCCGATCTCCTTTGATCAGGAGATGATCAACCAGCGCATGATTTCTGAATATCTCACCTCCATGCCGGACTTCGGGCTTGCCCAGCAGGGCAATACCAAGAACGCCAGAACAGCCACGGAGATTTCCCAGATTGGTTCGCTGATGGGTCAATCCACCGATCTTCGGGCTCGCATCTTCCGCATTTCGCTAGGTCATGTCTATCGGCAGGCCTATTCCGTGCTGACGCAATTTGGGAAGAAGAGTCTCAATTTCCATTTCATCGACACCTTTGGCTCCGTTCCGCCGGAAGCCTTGGAGGTGACTTATGCGATCCATCCTTCGGGTTCCGCCGATGGGATCAACAAGGCCGTTCAATATCAAAAGGCTTTCGCCCGTCTTCAGCTTTTGGGTAACAACCCCATGATCAACCAAGCCGCCCTGCTTAAGAGTGTGCTTGAGATTGACGATCCTTCCCTAGTTCAGAGGCTCATTACTGATCCTAAATTAGAAGAAATGGATCAGGCCGAGGATCAGGCCAACGAAAACCTTATCCTTGAGAGCGGATTCCCTGCCTTGGTTCGTCCCTCCGACAATCACAAGGCCCACCTCAAGGTTATGCTGGATCGGATCGAGTTCCTGTCTCAGAGCGGAGGTGGCAGTCCCGTGGCCATGCAGAGATATCGGGAACACCTTGAACAGCATCTTCTGGCCTTGGGCCAAACCGACAAGAACCTTGAGCGTCAGATTCGGCGTGAGTTGGCCGAGCGGGCGAAGGCAATGGAAGGCCAGATGCAGGCCCAAGTTCCACAAGGAACAATGACCACCGAAACCCTCCCTAGTGGACAGGGCGTGTAATAAGGCTATCTAATATATGTTGACCAAGATCAAATCGGCCATACGGGTTTTTCGAGAGCTAGGTCATGTCGAGGTGGACTGGACTCCAGAACACCAGAATGCGGCCAAGCAGTTCTTTTCATCTCCCGCCGGAAAAAGGCTTCTCCTTGTTCTGCAAAACTGCGCCACACGAAAAGACACACAGGCAGTATTCGCCGGAGGAGGCCGATTTGAGGCGGGGAAGGCGGTTGGTATGAGGGAGGGTCTGACGATCCTTGAATACCTCGCAAACACCGAGATTGAAGAATTTACCGAGAACTCCGAGGGCGGGGCCGTTGCGGAGCTTCTCGAATCACTACGGCCCTAAACACACACGGGAAGGACACCTGAAAAACCAATGAATGAGGAAGCAAACAAGGAAGTGACTCCGGCTGTGGAGCCAGTCATTTCTCCAGAGAATATCACCGAGGAGCAGATCAGGGCGATGGCGGCGGAAGCCGATGGCATCCCCTATAAGGCTTCTCCCAAGGCGGATATCGAACCTGAAGTCGCCGCTCAGGATTCTCAGGATGCCTCCAAAACAACCCCAGAGGCCAAGGAGGAGATCAAGGATTCGGATGAATCCGCCCCCAAGGCTGAAGAAAAAGCAGAAGTTAAGACCGAAGAACGCAAGGCCTCCGATGACTCGGAAGCCAAGGAAGCCAAGGCCGAGGAGAAATCCAAGGTTGAGGATTCCAAGAAGGAAACCAAGCGGGCCAAGGAAGAGGCCCGCCTCTCGGAAAGCTGGAAGAAGCTGGAGGCCGAAAAGGCCCAAGTTCGGGCTCGTCAGGCCGAGCTTGAAAAGAAGATCGAGGAGCTTGAAGCCAAGAACGATCCGACCAGCCCAAGCCCCGATGCGCTCAGGAAGTATGCCCGTGAGTGGGAGAATGAGGGAAGGGATGACCTTGCCAAAGCCGCCCGCCAACAGGCCGAAATGCTTGAGCAGAGGGCCAAGAGCCAGTCCGAGAAAGAGGAGCGTCAGAAGCGGGAGTTCACGGAACAATGGAGTTCCAGCGTCCGGCGCATGATTGAGGAGAATCCTGAGTTAAAGGATGAGGAATCCCCGTTTGCCAAGAGGGTCGTTTCCCTTTTGAAAAGCGAGGATGCCGAACTCCGCAAACTCCTCAACACCAGCCCCAATGGTTTCGCCTATGCCACCCAGATCGCCCGAATGCAGGAGGCGGCGGAGGCATCGGAAGCCTTGCGGAAAGAAGTTGAGACTCTGCGAAAAGAGAACACCGAGTTCAGGAAAAAAACCTCCCTGTCCGCCAGTTCCACCGCCAAGGCTCCCAAGCGGAAGTCCTTTGAGGAAATGAGTTGGCAGGAGCAGGAAGAGTTTCTCAGGCGTAATGCGTCTGATGCCGACAAGCTTGGCGTTCTCATAGGAGATTAAATTATATGGCACTTATGTCTCGCACCAATCCGGCTTCGCTGGGGAGCTATTATCAGGCTTTCCTCTCGAAGAACCTGATTGATCGTATCAATGAAACTCTCAAACTCAACGATCTGGCCCAGCAGGTTGACCTGCCCAAGAACATTGGCTCCACAAGCGTCAAGTTCTTCCAGTTCGACACCACCCCCGCCTCTAGCAACGTACAGACCCTGACGGAGGGAACTCCGATCTCGACGTTCCGTGAAGTGGGCCTGAACAGCGTGAGCGTGTCCCTGACCCAGTATGGCGAAGCCGTCAAGATCAGCGACATCCTCTCCCAGACCAGCCTCTTTGACGTTCTCAAAGAAGCCTCCAACACCCTCGGCGAGGAAGCGGCTCTCAAGGCCGATGACCTCTCCCGTGATCAGTTGGTGACTGGTACTGACGTTGCCGGAAACGCCACCGCCAAGCGTTATGGTCAGGGCATTGCGTCCTTCGCAACCCTGTCCTCGACTGCGGCGGCTTCCGCCTATCTGGATGCCGAGGATCTACTCGATTCCGTTACGGCTCTCAAGGCGAACAAAGCTAACCCGCTCAACGGCCAGTTCACGGCGTTGGTTCCCCCGCAGGTCTCCCGTGACCTGCTTCGGGACACCGACTTCCTGAATACGGTCTATCGCAATCCTGAGAACAAGGTGGGCTCCCTGCCGAAAGGTACGTTGGGGAGTTTTTACGGTGTCCGCATTGTGGAACACAGTAACCCCTTCATCGAGGGAACGACTGCCGGAACGTATGACTCCGCTGGCTCCATCTATTCAACGGTGGTGCTGGGAGCCAATGCGTTTGGCGTGGTCAAGATCGCTGGCGACTCTCCGATGAGCCCCCGCATGATCGTTCTGCAAAACGCCGACAAGAGCGACCCCTTGAACCAGACCATCACGGCTGGTTATAAGGCGTTCTATGCGGCCAAACTGCTGAACAGCAAGCGGGCCGTTGTCATCAAGAGCAAGAGCCGTTTTGCCTAAAAATGGCTAAAGGACTCGTTATCCTGATGAGTCCAGAGGCGAAGGAGGGGGGCTTGGAAACAGGCCCCTCTCCCAAGCCCGAAGAGAAGTCTTCGGGTCTGCGTCTGGAGATCCCATCCTCGGAACTGCCGGAAGGCTCCGTGGCGGGGGATCGTGTGGAGATGAGCGGGAAGCTTGTCTCCGTAGAGGGCGATACTGCCGTTGTTGAGGTGGAAGAAGCCGAGTTCATGCCTTCGGAAGACGAGGGTGAAATGGATGAGGGCGTTCTCCGTTCTAAGGCAGAGGAAGCCGATCTGGAAAGCTAAGGAAGCAGTTTCCCGTGCCTATTTATCAGTATGAAAACAGGGACGGGGAGGTTGTTTCCTACATTCTTCCTGTTGATCAAAGGGACGGAATGAGGGGCCTGAAGCGCATTCCTTCCGCCCCTTTCATCAGCAGGGGGGTGGCCAACCCAGACTCAGCCGAAGAAGGCGCAAGGCTCTTTTACAGGCAGGCCGAGGAAAAAGGGACGCTCAAATCCAAGAAATACTCCAAGAAGAAAGTTAAGGAGATATGGGGATGGTAGATAAATCCAAGATGGCCTGCAACCGCCCCCAACGGACTCCCGATGGGCCGAAGAAGTTTGTGGTCAAGGCCTGCCGAAACGGCGAGGAGCGCATCGTCCGGTTCGGAGATCCCAAGATGACGATCAAAAAGGAGATACCAGCCAGAAGGAAAAGCTTTATGGCCCGCCACAACTGCTCCGAACAAAAGGATAATTTTTCAGCCGCATATTGGAGTTGCAGGGCTTGGAGATAAAATTTTATGCCTAGCATTAAAGAAATCTATAATTCAATCGGGGAGGTGGAGCTTAACGCAGATTCTATCAGCCTTAACGTGGACGGGCTCGAAGCGTTGGCCTCCACGCAACAGGCCGACATTGCTTTGATTAAATCAGATGTGGATGACATTCGTATTGATCTGGCAAATGGAGTCACTTCTCTCCCGCAAACAGGTAACGTTACGGAAGCCTCCACCAAGACGATCACCACCGGAGGAACTCATCAACAGGTGTTTGCGGCCAACTCCGACAGGAAGTTTCTTCTGATTCAGAATGTCTCCGATACCGATATGAATCTGGGCATCGGCTACAACCCCACCGCATCCACCGGAATCTTTCTCTCCAAGAGCGGGGGAGGGGTTGTGTTTGAGTCGGGCTTTATTCCAACCCAAGAGATCAGGATTTTGTGCGCCACGACAGGCAAAGCCTTCGTTGCGCTGGAGGGCTAACATGGCCTTCTTCGGCGGCGGCGGGAGTAGCGTGGATCTGGCCAGCCCTTCGGCGATTGGAAGCACCACTCCGAATACGGGAGCATTTACCACGCTTTCTTTTGCACCAGCTAACAACACCACAGGCTTTTCCAACACTGGAAATTCACTTACGGGAAGCAACGCCCAGAGTCTCGTCAGTTTGGCTCAAACTTGGAATACAACAGGAACACCAACTCTGATAAATGTGGCTGTCACAAATACGGCTTCCAACGCCGCTAGTAAATTTATAGATTGCAAGGTTGGGTCAGACAGCAAATTTCATGTTACTAGAACTGGGAAAATATGGACTCCTGCCGGACTTGTTGGAAGTAATGGCGGGGTCGGAACGGATGGGTTGGCACTGGAGGCAGTTTTCTCAAGTTACGGAATTGGTTTTAATGCAGACGGCTCGGTGATTTCTGTTACAAATAATAAACAGACCGCAGTTCTCGGCTTTCAGTGCATTGTAAACAATGTTGCCTATTTTGGATTTTCAGCCTCGGAAGAAGTTAATACAAATGCTACCAAGGATGTTCGCCTATTTCGTGATGCCGCAGCTGTCTTGGCGCAAAGAAACGCAACCAACGCCCAAACATTCAGAATTTATAACACATTCACAGACTCAAGCAACTACGAGCGAGGATTTGTGCGGTGGAACTCAAATGTTTTAGAAGTGGGAACAGAAGTGGCTGGAACAGGGACTGCAAGAAATATAAGAATTTTAACAAGAGCATCCGGTAATTATGTTGCTCTTGGCACAGGTTCGGCCAATGGGTTTGGGATTAACGGAGATGGCGTGCCAGCTATTGTTGTTAATTCCGTTGAGCGTTGTTCATTTTCTGCGAGTCTTTTAGCACTACAAGCTGATGCAAACATTGGAATTTCTTTTTCTTCTGGTCAGGCATATCAGGCAGACACATTTATACGCAGAGACGGAACAGGCAACACGCTTGCCATGCGAAACGGAGCCAATAGTCAAACACTCCGACTTTACCGCACATTTACCGATTCATCAAACTATGAGCGGCTTGCAATAACGGCGACAGGAACTACTAGATTTGGAATTTTGGCTCAAAATGCTGGAACTGGAGTTGCAAGACAAATAGAAATTTCTTATTATACTTCGGCAAATGATCCAACCAGCACAGACATAACTGACGGAGCCTTCGGTGTCTGGAAAAACTCAGGCACAGGAACGATCAAACTTTGGGCCAATGATGGAGGCACGATGAAATCCGTGGCTCTCGCCTAATTTATGAAACAAATCCACCTCACCGAAGAACAGGCTAAGAACACCATGCAACTGCTCGACCTTGCCGTGAAGGCTGGAGGGCTAAACGCCTCTGTCATGGCGTTACCGATTGCACAAGAAATTGAAAAACAGCTAACCGAGGAGAAAAAATGACATTCACCATTGAAATCACCGAACCATCCCACCTTGCAGGAATCACCGCCGCCCGTGAGGCGAGAAACAATCTACTGCCCGAAGACTCAACCGACAGGCTCAATACCAATGCCGAATATGTGCAATTCGTGATGGCCTCTGCGGCAGAGAGCTATTCCAAGCAGTATAACACATGACCGATGCCGTCCAGTTTGCCGCCCCGCCCGTGCCGGAGGATTTGTGAAAATCCCCGAAGCCGAAGCCCTCAAAGCCATAGATTATCTCTATCGGGAGGGCTTTCTTGTTTTGGGCTATCGGGACGGGGAGCCTGCGATATTCTTGGCTACTGATCTGAAAGAGGCCCAGAAGGCGATTAAGGCCGTTGGCGAGAAGGATTCTGCGGATTGGTGGAAGAAGCCCTGACGGGGGAAAAAATGAACTGGCTAACTGGCTTTCTCTTCTGGGCTTGGGGCAGGCTTTTCCTTGGAAGGCTCGACTGGGAGATCCTTGAGCGGGCCATTGCCATTGCGAAAAAAGAGAATCAAATTTCCTCCGAGCTTGGCTATGACCCCAGAACCAAGCACCTCGTCTCCTATGCGAGAGTAAGGAAAGAGCTTGGCGACCCGCATGGGCTAACGGGGGCTATCATCCATCTAGCCGTTGCCGTTGCCTACCTAGAATCCAAGAAGGATTCCGAGAGGCTCTTCTGATTATGGGCGACCCATCCATAGCGGACTTGCGGGAACGCCTCGCAAGAATCGAAGAGGTTCAGCGTAATATGCAGGAACGCCAGACCTATATCATGGGCATTTTGGAGAAGCAGGCTTCCGAGCTTGGCGAATGGGTGGAGAGGATATCTTTACGAGTCAATGCGTTAGAGCATATTTGGGCTAAGATTCTGGGGGCGGCTTCGATCATTGGGATCATTTTCTCGTTTTTATTTGATTGGATCAAAAACAGAATTACATCGTAACAGGAGTTAATTTATGGCCGAAATCACCACCACCCAGAGCTTTGCCGATGGCGATACGGTAACAGCCGCCAAGCTGAATAACATCACAGCCAATGCCTCGGTTGGTTCGGAAATCATCACAAACAGATCCGAGCTTACGGCAGTTGACGGGGCCGCTGATTTTGTCCTTGGCTATGACACAAGCGCAACCGACCTGCGTAAGATTAAGCCTAACAACCTCTTGGACACTGGATCAGTCACCACGACCAAACTTTCCGACTCTGCGGTAACTACTGCCAAGGTTGCTGATTCTGCCATCACTACGGCCAAGATTGCCGATGATGCCATAACCACCGGAAAGATTGCGGCTGGGGCCGTTGGAACTTCCGACATTGCCGATGCCGCCGTAACAAGCGCAAAGGCCGATAGCACATCCGTTGCCCTTCTTGGAACAGCCCAAGAATATACCCGCACCCATAATTTCAATGCCACCACGCTTGTCGAGGGAACGAGCATTGCTTGGGATCTATCTCAGAATCAGGTGGCTAAAGTCACTCTTGCTGGGAACCGGACACTCTCCAACCCAACCAACGCAGTAGATGGGGCCGTATATATCCTTGTGGTGAAGCAAGACGGGACTGGTGGCAGGACTCTTTCATTCTCCTCCGACTATAAGTTCTCTGGAGGAACCGCCCCCACTCTGACAACCACGGCATCCAAGGCTGACGTAATCACGTTTGTATGTGAGGGAACCGCCCTTCTGGGTGTGGCGAGCCAGAACTTCCTTTAATCCAATATGAGCTTTCCAGTATTGCCCCACGGCTTTCTGGGAGCCCAAGGCGGCGACTCCGACACCTACCGCATTGAGCGTAGCCTGCGGTTTAATTCGGCTGATTCGGCGTATTTAAGCAGGACTCCTGCGAGTGCTGGGAATAGAAAGACTTGGACTTGGAGCGGGTGGGTTAAGCGAACAAAATTAGCAAGCAAGGGTACATTATTTACTTGCAGGAACGGAATAAGCCCAGATTCAGTAACGCTATACTTTCAGTTTGATTCAGATGACACATTTTATCTTGCAACAAATTTTACTCCCAAACCAAGCATAAGGACAACTCAGCTTTTTAGAGATCCATCATCTTGGTATCATGTTGTTGTTTCAACGGACACAACTCAGGCAACGGCATCAAACAGAATAAGAATATACATTAATGGAACTCAG